AATTCAGCACAACATCAGTGCCGGTTTCTGGATCGGTGATATCACCATAATCCGGGTCCAAAACATATCCAAGAAGGGTTTCGTAAGCGGTCTTACCGTAAGCCCAAACACGAACTCCATCACCTTCTTCTCCTCGGACAATGATTGGAGAATAATAACGACGCCGAGCAAAAAGCTTCTTTGCTTCTTTCTTAGCAACATCATCATTGTTTTCGGTTCCCATGCGCCAAGTTGCAGTGGCAAGCTCGCAAATCGGACAATCTTCATTGTAATTCCGCTTTGGGCAAAGAATACCGGGGTTTTTACCCACATTATAATGGAAGTGGAACTCCTTAAAAGGATCTCCATCCGCAGTGGGAAGAATACGAATAGTTTGGTCGCCTTCAGAAGGTCTCCACTTCGTATTGTTTTGACTTCTTCCTCCGTTACGAGAGGTGTCAAGTTTTGCTTTCATTTTATCTAGATTAATAGCCATTGTTGTTTCTCCTTTATTTAATGGTCATGGTTTTTTTGGGTAATGAGCCCTAAAGTCAGGGGGTTAAATATCACCCCCCGCTAGTAGTTTATATTATAACACTATCCGTTAATTTTGTCAAACGAAAAGCGAATATTTCCTTGAGAAACAGTTCCTTGAACCGTGCCCCAGTTAAACATACGAAATCCCTTGACATCAACATCATAAACAATTTCATAACCTTCAGACAGCTTATGATTGCGAGTGGTAGTTGAACCAACGGTTGACGGAACATCTTTTCCTTTAATAAAAGTCATGGTACGAGCTTGACCATTCCGCTTAACAAAAGTTCCGGTGTAAGTAGTGTAGTTTTGTGTATTCATGTGACCTCCGTGATTAAGAATACTTGAGAGTTTTTCTCTCTTATCTAATATAACATGTTGTGTAAGTTTGTCAAATTTTATTTTAATTTTTTTCGCAACAGTTAAAAAGCTCAAGATTGTTTTCCTCTCTTATATAATATAACATATTCACTCGTTTTGTCAAGTAAAAATATCATATTTTTTTAATTTTCTTGTATGAAGTGAGTAGAACTCACAACATGACAAAAATTCTCTTCAAATTCAGTTGAAAAGACAGCAAACGAAGCAGCGATATTAGCAGAAACTTTTTCTTTTATTCTTGCTTTGATTTTTGGCAGAATGTCTTGGTTGTTTTGCAATTCTTCCTCCGTTATGTTATAAATATAGCCTATCTCTGTGCAGTTGTCAAGTAGAAAGAACAACTTTTCTTCATTTTTTTCTAAATCATAGAGACCGAACGTCCTTAGCCTTGAAATTTCTTTTGGCTGGCGCATTGCACCAAAGACAGGCTCTGTGTTTCTGTAGATATTATAATAATGAACAACACTAGCTATAGCATCATTTATGTTACTGTAATAATTCATAATAGTCCCGCTACCAACAATTTCTTCTAACTGTGAATTGGAAACAATGTACATAGAATCAAACAGCCCAGATCTTGAGTATTGCTGGAAAACATTGAAGACGACTTTGTGTCTTTTTCGGGCCATATCGGCCAACAAATCCAAATCTGGGAAAATATATAAAATTTTTATTTGGCAATGCTTGATTTTCTCTAAAATCCTCAGTGAAGCAGAAGCAACTTTAGCTGCTCCGCAAACAAAGAACCAAACTTCCCCTTCAACGTCTTTCAAAAGCTCGGAAAAATCCGGACAATTCTCTTCATATTCCTCAACAGTCTTCAGTTTGTCTAGATGAGGCAGAACAACCTTGTATTGTGGCCACTTCTCAAACTTCTTTGCGATATTAATACCAGCGGTGCCTAAACCAATTATTACCATGAAAACTCCCTTAATTGGCCATAGTTTCGACCTATCTTGACACCAACAGGAAACTTTCCCAAAAAGGTATCTTCAAAAATTTCTTTTATCTGAGGTAGTAAGTGTCTTTCGTTGTGTGCCAAGTCAATGACAATAGAATCATGGACGACGAATGCCACGTTTGATTTTTTGTTTCTCAAGAATCTGTGAATCTTGTTTGTTTGAGTCATGCAATTGTCAGAAGATGAAGATTGCAGCAAATAATTGAGGGCATGAAAGGCATCTGCTTCTATTTTTCTGCCAAATGGCGTTAATATTATGCCATTCTGCCAGTATTTCTCCAAAACCTTTCTTTTGTCATAAGATTCTTCAAGGGATTTAATCACTGACTCTGGGTTATAAAGCCAGCCAAAGAATTTTTTCTTAGCTCCGTCTCTTGTTCTCACTCTGTCAAAGAACTGGGCCATGTTCCATTCGTGAATGTCCTCAGAAGGCTGAGCCTCTCCTGACAGAGAGAGCAAAGTTCTGATTTCTGCTCCGTTGTAATCAAGCTCAACAAACCAATCATTCTTTGGTATCAAAACAGCTTTATTTTCCGCTTTAACATTAAGAATTGGAAAGGAACCTTCGTGGATACTCAAACGACCAGTTTTGGTACCAAACATTGCGTAATTAATGAATGTTCTCTGGCCCGAAAACCTTTTGAGTAGGGAGCTAGCCTTCATGTCTTTGAGGGCCAAACTTTCCAGTAATTTCCAGTCTATTCGTATTGGCTGCAAAGAGATTTCTTTTATTGTTTCGTAAGTCTCTTTGAGGAAAGAATAATTCTGAGGTCTTTCCGTGTTTTCAATGACGTAATCACAGATTTCATTCTTTATGTTTAAGTAATGTTTGAGGTGCCTCATTGGTATCAAGTCAAAAAGACAAGCCTCTTCTATGTTAACGTTTGCTGTAATAAAAGAATTAAGAAATGCTTTTATTTTTTTCTCTCTGACTGAGAGTCTTTCTTTAAGATGTATTGGCCCTGCCTGGGCCATAGTTTTCCCACCAGTAAATAAGTAACCATACTCAATATCGCAATTCCTGAGATGAGGAGACCAGCGCCATGTAACTGTGTGTCCTCTAGGTATCCTATCATATTCAAAATGTCCATTTGCGTATACTCCAAAGCAATTATTTTTATCATCAATAACCTGAAATGCCCCCACTTGATCCTCCTTTTGGTGTCATTCCGGAGATAACATCTTCCGATGCTTCTCCGAATCTTTTTCTTAACTTCTTTTTTCTCTGCTTAACAATAATATCATTAAGACCGCCCTTCTTAGTGATATATATTGACCTGTACTGTTCATTAATATAACCTACTGCTGATATCATGTCAAGTTCTTTTTCATAAAAAATAGCATTTTTTATTATTCTTTGGAGATCAGGTTCTCTGTATGGTTTTCTTTCTTCTATGTTTCTTATTACAGTATAGAATTTTAACCATTGTTTATTAGTAAATTTATTATTTAATGTATTAATATTAATATTATTTCTATAGATTATATTAGAAGAAGTTTTATTATTACACAATATAAGTTTTTTATAAAAAGGATTATCAGAAACGAATTCATTATAGCCTTGTATCAAGATATTTTTTAATAAATCAATTTCAAATTCATATACTTTATTATATTTTTCAGAAAATATTTGATTTGGGGTTGACAAAAAGTATTTTTTGAGGTATACTTTAGTAGCAGGGGATGCTAGATCCGCCACTAGTATCCAAGGCGCATTTTTGGTAACGGAGAATCCGGTTTGTAAAGCGACATTTAAATAAAATTCATAATTTGGACTATTCAAAAAGAATCTTTCTTTCTGAGAATCGTCACCAGCATCTAGGCCTGCTATATCAACAGCAATGCCAGAATTAAATATGCTTGAGTTTTGGCTTCTGTGCCATCCGGTGAACGTCATCGGGAATCCTTCTCCAAGACGTTCAGCAAATTTAATGAAATGGTTTACGTAATCTTGGAAAGTTAAAATATCTTTTTGTAGGTTTCTGTCTTTTATGTAGATCTCATTAAAAATGGTTGTCATTTCAAAGATATATTCATTGTAATGACGCTTCGGGGAGCTATATCCCCGAACAGGATTAATAATTGATAAATATGGGTCTTCTAAATAAATCGTTCTTATTCTGCAAGCTGTGATGAAATAATTTTGAAAATCATTAAACATGTCGGTTACAAAATCAGCTAAGACAACAGTACTAGGCCCAGTGGCATATTTAGAACCTTTTAAATATTGCGAGTCTAGTATTACTGGATCACCGTAAGTGTCGATTTTACCATACATGGTTAACTCAGCAAAATTAAAATCATTAATTTGCTTTGGT